GCGTTTGGGCTTTGCGCCCGACAATAAAAACCCGGCGGCAGAAGAGATAAATGTAAAGTTGCTTACCATGAGAAAAGCAATGTACATGTTTTCTCGCTATTATCGCGTCTATAATGCCATTGAGGGCGGCGTATTTAAATTTGTAGATTCTGGAAAAGTGTTCACGACAGCACAATTTGAAAGATATGGCGATGCTGGATTCTTTATTGGAAATTCAAGAATGAAGGATCTGCTATCTGACTTAGATGAGTGGATGAATGGTAGAGGCTTTAATATCTTTGGCACTGGAACTCCCAGTTTTGGCCGAGATCGAGCAACCAAAATTGAATTTACAACGAGTAAAGAATACAGACTTAAAACATTAAAAATTTGGACTGTCGGCTGCGGTGATAAGCCAACAGTATTTAAAGATGGCCGTCTCAGTGGATTAAATTTAAAAGATTCATGGAGTGATTCAACTGCTGTTGGTTACTTTATGAAGCTTGACGATATAGAAAATTATGTATCCGCAAGAATAGAGCGCCCATGGATAGAGTTTGTTGAAGAGTTTACATATCCAAAAGTCACACCGGTGTTCAATTATCCCTCAAGCGAAGAGATGGCTGATGACGATTATGTTGATTCAGTGGCTAGCTGCGTTGGGGAAGCTCTAAGAAACGAAGGGAAGCAGCTAGGACAAGATTTGGTAGACGGAGTGTTTGGGATTGGTGACGCAATTGCCTATGTGTTCCATAAGAATGTTTGTTATAGTTCTGGCGAACAACTATCAGCAGACAGAGAAAATCTAGGTCTAGTCTTTAGGCAAGATCCAAGTGCAAAATCAGCCGAGAAAAGACAAATTGATCCCTGGAAAACAAGAGATGCAATTCCGCAGAGATCATCAAATAAAGAAAGCAACAAAAGTAAAAACATTTCGGGCCTAGCAACTCAGCAGGCATTTAGAGAAATGCACGATGACGACCAGATATTCGTTCAGATGTGTGCAAGGGTGCTTCAGGGATCTGTCCCAGTAACGTCTTCAGAAGACTTTATGAAAGACTTTTACAAGTTTGGCCTTGAGCGAATAAAGATATGTGGATTGCTAGATCTGATGGTGGATTCGATCCAGTGCTTGTTTAAGGGCCTAAGCTTAGAGGACGCCCTTGGTAGCGCAACTAAAGCAGCGCTCAGGGCAATGTCTATAGAAAATTATGGCAAGCTTTTTGCAGATCTGCCACCGGATAAGCAAGATGAGATAGAACAACTAGTCAGAAGAAAGTTAGCTGACCAAGACATGTTTAGTACAGGTACTGGCGCCCAGAGATTATCAGACGCGGTGGAGTCCAACTCCACAGCTTATGCAAATGACGATATTCCACTTTTTGGAACAATAACGTCATATAGGCCATGGCAGGATGCAAAAATTATAGAATCTGAAAAGCAGAATGCTAAAGAAACTAATTATGGTCCCCCTGCTGGCGCGCAAGGGCAGCTAAGCGATCCTACCGGCAGAGACAGAAGGACCCTGGCACAACAGTTCGACCCCGGCACTGTGGGACAGGCAGCAAAAGAACAGCTAGATCCAAACAAGGTCATGGAAGCATATGTGCTGGCTACGGTAGAGGTGTATGCTGAAGATCCTCTGGGATTAGTTGATATGTTGAACCGCTTTCCTGGTGCTCAAATAGTTGCTAAAATTATATCTTTGATGGATTGCCCACGCGCCCCTCTTTTCGATCCCAACTTTATGGACTTTATTAAGAGTGTGGAGCTACCTTTTTGCAGGAACACATCTGAGATGGCTCTTCCGAGAATAGAGAATCCGTTTGCTTGGTTGCCTGAAGTTTATGATTGGCCAAGAATGTTATTCGAAGCCCTAGTCTCGGCAATTTATGCTGCGATTATTAACATAATTAAAGTGTTGCTAAAGAAGGTCTGTGAGATAATTGGAGATGCGATTTGCAAGGCACTTGAGACAAACGGTGACTTATCAGCCTCAATGCCGGATACTATAACAGGAAGACAAGAATTCAAAGATATCATTAGGCAATCAATATGCGGTACCGATGCCGACGATGATCAAATAAATAATACAATAGCAGAGATGTTTGAAAAACTTGGTGTCGGCGGCGCCGCCCTTGCCGATCAGGAAGCTGTTAATAATTTTACTGGTGATATATCAAATGCCACGACTAGAAGAGAAATGTTGCAAGCATTTTGTGGTGAACCAAGTGACAACTTTTTGGATATCACAACAACAATAGTTAACAACCAATATCCACAATTTTCCGATGGTCTTGGGAATGCTCAGGATATGGCAGACTTTTTCAAAAACTGTGGAAACTTATTTCCCACTCCGTTTAGAGGCGCTGTCAGGGATATGCTGGATGCGCTACCTGATGTGGACGATCTGCCTGCAAACCCTTCATTATGTGCAACGCCAGAAGACTTAGAAAACTTCCAGAACCGCCGATGCACCCTACTATCCGGCCGCGCCACACCAGAACAGTGCGAGATAATGTTCCAAAATCTTCAGGATGAAATGATTGAAGATTTAGACGACTTAAATCAAGTTTTGAACAACGGCGTACCGAGAATGTTAGAGAATGCACTACCTCCGCTGATATCTACTCCCGGCTGTGATGATGGTTTAATTCCATATGAATCACAAGAATCAATTAATACTGCCGCTCAAACATTGGCTCAAAGCATGGAACAGCTAAAGATTGATTTCTCCCAAGATATGATAGGCAACGGCCCCGGCAAAAACAATTGGGGTATGCTCAATCTTATACTGTCGGACACAGAGGGAATGCCCCTCTCGGCACACATGAGGAGAACTTTCAATCGACGCAGAAATGTTGATTTTGTCACTCAAGTTGAAAACGATGGATTTAGTCCAGGCCCTCCAGACGTAAGAGTGCAAAAGGGGCAGTTCCCCGGATATGTAGCAGAATGGCTGCAGTCGCAGATGTCTTCATTAGAGCCATCGTTTGAGTCGAACAACAACTGGCGCCCCAGAAAGATATACAAGAGATCATTTAAGGAACTTGGAATAAACGATTTGTTTGGGGGGATTAGTTTGACCTCGTTGCCTGACTTTGGGTACAATGTGAAAGTTGAGCCCAACTTTGAAGAAGATATGCTCACAATTGCTAGAGAGGGCCGCAAAAATAATGCCGATATATCTTTGTTTTTTGAAGATAACAACCAAGGAAAGAAGAGCCTTGGAGAAATAGAACATTACCAATATGCATTTAATTTGAATTTATTTCTTTCTGATATGGAAGCGGTCAAGAATAATCAAAACAATGAAGTCATAGTTAACAAGTTTAGTGATAATGCTAGGATCTCGATTGTCAACCACTTTAAATTAACTCCTTCGTTGCCGCTCACATACCCTACCATGACCCGTGAACAGAAAAAGAAAGCGCGCGCCACATATCTTGAAGCTGTAAAAGAGGGGGTAGCAACCATAAAAGAGCGGAAATATGAGTTCTTAAGCATCGATAATACGCTTGAAGATATTGAGATTGAAAACTATCCACAATTCTCACTAATAAATAAAATAAAATACAATTATCTTCCACAGATAATCATGCTGTCTGATATCATCTCAGAAGAGCCATCAGCAATTAAAGGCACATATGACTCTATCATGACCGATTTGTATGGACAAATGTTGAGTGAAGTCGCCGGCGAAACTGATAGTTTTGGTGGCCCCGAGAAGCCTGCATGGCAATTTGGCGCCCAATTTGATGATTTAAATGCTGACGATCTTGATTATGTCGTCAAGGATGGTCAAACCCTTTCTTCCGGGGGCACTGAATATGGCGATGCCGAAGTGCAGGATTACGATTCTGACGGCGCACCGGACGGTTCCCGTGGTATCGAAAACGACGATATGGTTCTTGGGATTAGCCGCATGCAGTATGAAGAAAACCAAGGAAGCAGTAGAAAAAACAGAGTCTTCTACCTCCATCCAGGGACATATGGCGGAAATTACATAAATCCCCCTGTGTACATAAAGCCGCTAGAAAACAAAGCATGGCTCGGTTTCGTAGATGTAATGTTCCCAGAATTAAGCCCCTGCAAGCCGTCAAGGACGGATATTGTTGATTTTCAAGATTTGAGCAAGGAAATATCAAAAGCATACCAAAATATGCCAGAAGATCAAAGGCTTAAGTCCGATCCAGATTGTATTGTTGAGATGCCATATAATAGGGTGATAGAAAGGTATTCCAAAGCCGGTATTCAGGGTATATTGAAAGCAGCATGTAGGATCTATTCAAGCGCTCATTTTATTAAGTCAATGGCAACATTCACGACTTTCGCACCTAAATTCACACAAACATATAGCTCATTATATGCAGCGTATGTGGTTGAAAACATGGAAGAATCTATGAAAGATGCTCAGGCCGCCGGCTGGGAAGCTTTTAACACATTTAAAGATGAAGAGTTTTGGTATGCATTTCTAGAGCAGTCTGTGCAAACATATGCTAGACTAGTTGATGATGGTACAATTATAGATCCACCAGAGTCAGTTTTGACTGCATTATTCAGAATAAATGACGCGCAAGAAAGGTACAAATATCCATATAGGCAAGACCTGAAAGACGCGAGAGAAACTGGTGCTGCCGGCGCTGCCCAGACTTTAAAAAGCTGGAGATATGAAAAGAACCTTGATGCCGTCCGTGCATCAGAAGAAGACGCAAAACTAGTCTTGAAGGAAATGGTTATTCAAGAACTTAACCACATGGGCGAAAAGTTTATGAAAAACCTAGAAGTTGTAGATATGCAACCAACATACCATGATATGGAGTATTATTTCATGAGCCAGCTTTGTGCTGGTGGGGAAACACTTGACTTGGACAAGGAGATCGTGGAGACGACTACTGGCCTACCTACAGTGCCATATGTGGAAAATGAAGGATCCGACGGCCCATATTATACATCGGGCGGGATATTGAGCAACGCCGCCGGCGAAGATTACGTTGGGTACTACCATGTTCACCAAGACGAAGACGGTAATATAATATATATGGAAGGAGAAGAGCATTCTAGCCAGCCCCACGCTGAACTTACAGTCTATGCTGATAAGATCATGGTTCCTATCGGCGATGTTGGGGCCTTGGGCAGTGTTTCACCCGGTGCCAAGGCGTTTATGTTAGAAAAATACATTAGCATTGACGGCACAAAGTACGCGCCAAGCGAGGCAATTGGCATTATTAAGCAGAACTCTACAGACTTAAATATTTCAGATGTTTACCCTGGCGATATAGAACTGGTATACGCACCAGAGGTTACAAAAACCCTGTACGGAGAAGCTCAGCCAGTTAAAACAATTAATAGGTATGAATATACTGATCCAGATTCTGCTCCAGTTATTGGCTCAGGATTCCCTGAAGGTTCTTCACCCACTCGCGTTGTGGGCATAAAGGGCAACTTAGGTGTTCGACACGGCCTTAAGTTATCAGTGATGCTCGACGGAGTTGCAAAAGAAATAACAACAGTTGAAATTGACGCCCTTGATCTAAAAATTTCACAAATGCAGACACTAGATGGGAATTCCAAGTTGCTGTATTGTTTGATTAGAAACCTAAAAGATGATGAAAAATTTAAATTATTGGCCAATTACATCTTCCCTCTTCCAAAAATTACCGCAACAATTGCAATCTATAACGACATGGGATTCTTGCCCTCAATTGGGCAGGTTACTGTGGAGGAAGTAGGCATATTTGAGGCTAATAATGATGCCACTGCAAAACCCGGCATGAGAATAAGAGTGGACGACGATACTGGAGAAGTTATAGCCTATGAGGCCACTCCAGGCTGGGAACACGTTGACGATAGACCCAATATAACTCCATTTATAAGAACTTGGGACGAATGGGATCAAGTGCTCTTGCGTAACACTAAAAGTAGATTAAAGAGGTCTTTCAAGGGATTCTATAATCTTCGCGACTTTAAGCCTGGAGATGATGATAGTGCCGCAGATGCGTCTAAAACTGTTATCAATAATCTAAAGGGCGCAATGAAGTTGCCGCCAGCCGGCGGGTTACTACCATGGTGGAAACGCTCAAGACTCAGAACTAACCCATTTGATTCTAAGGGTAAATTATGTGAAAAAAACTGATAGAGTGATATTTATTAAGAGGAATTTGTAGTGTCATCGATTGGAGTATCATTACCAATACAAAAAGATAGCGGCGATGGATTCGTTATGCTCAAGAACCTTCGTCAAGTAGTCAAGCAAAATCTGAAGATGTTGGTTTTAACAATCCCTGGCGAAAGAGTTATGGAACCTGACTTTGGTGTTGGCTTAAAAACTTACTTGTTTAGTAATTTTTCAGAGGATATTTATCCAGAAATAAAACTGAAGATACAGAGACAAGCAGCCAGATATATCCCGCTAGTAACAATAACTTCGGTTGATGTATTCTTAATCAGCCCGGATACAAATTCATTTGCCGTATCAATTAAATATTCTATACCGGATATTGGTATAAAAGATTTAATAGAATTTACTATTTAGTATTTGAGATTAAAGCATGTCTAAAGACCAGAAAAACAGTTTACCCATAAATTACACAAGCAGAGACTTTTCATCCATTAGGGACGATCTGCTTGAATTAGCCGAAAGGTTTTACCCGGATACGTTCCAAGATTTCAGTGAAGCATCTTTTGGGGCGATGATGTTAGATGCAACAGCATATGTTGCTGACCAAATGGCACTCTATATCGACTTCAACATTAATGAGTCGTTTTTAGATACTGCGTACCAGTACGGAAACGTTGTAAGGCATGGTCGAGTACTTGGCTACAAAGACCCCGGCAGACCCTCTACAACGGGCGTAGTTGCCTTGTATGTCCTTGTGCCGGCATCCTCGTCGGGCATGGGCCCAAATCGCGACTATATCCCCATGGCACTCAGAGGAACATCGTTCACAAGTGACACGGGCTTATCGTTCATATTAACAGAAAATGTTGATTTTAGTGATTCTACTAATGAGATAGTCGTAGCTAGAACAAACAATACAACGGGCGCCCCCACACATTATGCCATAAAAGCTTATGGAAATGTGGTTTCTGGTCGTTTCGGGCAAACAGAAGTAATCGTTGGAGCCTTTGAAAGATTTAAAAAAATAACACTTTCGATCACAAACTTATCGGAGATTATTTCTGTATTTGACTCGGAAGGAAATGAATACTTCGAAGTAGAATATTTGTCCCAGGACATGGTCTTTAAAGAGATCTCGAACTCAAACTATAAAAATGACAATGTGCCATCAATATTAAAGCCATTTTTGGTATCTAGAAAATTCGTAGTTGAGCAGACTAGTACCGGTGCCAGCCTACAGTTTGGTAGTGGAAAAGCCGGCGGTTCAAACGTTATAGCTAATCCGCAGTCAGTCGCGATGAATGTGTTTGGCAAAAGCTACACAACTGATGTATCATTTGACCCAACAAAAATAAGTGAAAATTCAAATTTCGGTATTGTGCCGGCAAACACTACACTAACAATTTTGTATCGCTCTACAAACCCGGTAAATTCAAATGTGGCCACAAATAGACTTAACAAGGTTAGCGTCCCAAGGTTACAATTCAAGGACGAAACGATCCTGAGTCCCTCGGTTATATCTACGATTACTACTTCGCTGGAGGTGTCCAATGAGACGCCAATAACAGGCGATGTATCAAACCCTTCAATTACTGAAATAAAGAGAAGAATTTACGATACGTTCCCAACACAGAACAGGGCCGTTACACAGGCTGATTATGAAAGTATAGTATATCGCATGCCTTCAAAGTATGGCTCAATTAAGAGAGTCAGTGTCCAAAAAGATCCAGATTCCATTAAAAGAAATCTAAACATGTACGTGATATCAGAAGATTCTAACACCAAGTTGACACAAACAAATAGTACCATAAAAAACAACTTAAAAACTTGGCTGAATCATTATAGAATGATCAACGATACTATTGACATCTTAGATGCATATATTTTGAATATTGGTATAGATTTTGTAATTAAACCGGTCGCCGGCGCCTCGAAAAGCGAAGCATTGGACGATGCATTAAAAATAATCAAAAACATGTATTCTGAAGGGTTCTTCATAGGGGAACACATCTACATGAGTGATATATACTCCGAATTAAAGAAATCAGAGTACATTTTAGATGTTATTAAAGTTAAGATTAATAACAAAACTGGCTCACAATATTCAAATGTTAGTTTTGATATAAATTCGAATGTCTCACCTGACGGAACTTACTTGATATGCCCAAAGAACGCAATATTTGAACTAAAATATCCAGACGTAGATGTCAGAGGCAAGGTAAGATAATGATTAGAAGATATACAGCATCAGCAGATACCACTATAGTAAACGCCTATCAGCCCAATCTCAGGACTCGCGGCACCGGTGCTAACGCCGGCGT